GAAAGAAAGGCTTATTTATATGGAAAATCATGGCTTATTCTGGTAAATATAAAGTTAAAAACCCAAAAAAATATAAAGGGGATTACACTAAAGTAGTGTATAGATCTTTATGGGAGAAGTACTGTTTCAAATGGTGCGATGAAAATAGTGCGGTGAAGTATTGGTCTAGCGAAGAAGTTGTTATCCCGTACTTTTATGAAGTTGATAAGAAGTACCATAGATACTTCATGGATCTTAAGATCACTTACACAAATAATAAGACGACCTTAATTGAGATCAAGCCTGACAAAGAAACCAAACCCCCAAAATTCTCTGGCCGCAAAACAAAGCGTTATATCACAGAAGGTTTGACCTATGTAAAGAATATGAACAAGTGGGCAGCAGCCAAATCGTATGCTGCTGACAGAAACTGGGGGTTTGAAATATGGACTGAAGATACACTGCATAGTATGGGCATTAAACCAAAGTCAACTAAACCATTGAAGCCTTATAAAAAACGTAAAAAAACTATATAAATAACGTTAGAACCTAATAAAAGCGATACCATGTCAAACCTATTTCATTCATTAGAAATTGAAGCATTCCGTAAAGGTCTTACGCTACGTACTAAAGAATCACGTGAGTGGTTTCGTAGAAGAGTAGCTAATTTAAGGCCTAATCGAGGTGACTTGATGAAAGAAGAACCAGTACAGCTAAAGAATAGAACTCTTATTGGATCCATGAATATGTTTTTCTATGATCCAAAGCACAAAGAAACTCTGCCGTTCTATGATAGGTTTCCGCTTGTAATTGTAGTAGGTCCAGCAAAGAATGGTTTCTATGGATTGAATCTACATTATTTGCCACCAACATTAAGAGCTAAATTCTTAGACGCTTTATTAGATGTTACAAACAATAAAATGTATGATGAGTCTACTAGATTTAAAGTTTCATATAATATGCTTCAAAAAGCATCAAGTACCAAGTACTTTAGACCGTGTTATAAACATTATCTTACATCGCATGTTAAATCAAGATTTGGTCGTATCGAAGCACCTGAATGGGAAATCGCAGCGTTCTTACCAACAGCAGACTTTGAGAAAGCATCGAAGGCTACAGTCTACGCAGATTCTAAAAGGAAGATAAATGGCTAGTATAGAAGATCTTAAATCCACGATCAACGGCGGTGGTGGTCTAGCACAACAGAATCAGTATATGGTACAAATGCCTGAGGTTCCAGGTACTAATTTTACTGCTGCAGAAAGAAATATACTTTGCAGGACAACTAGACTTCCTGGTAGACAGATCTTAACTGCTCAACGAGACATTGGTCTGATGAAACAGCAGATGGGCGTAGGTTACGGTGTAAGCGACGTTACTATGTCATTTCATGTTTTAAATGATTACAAATCAAAAGATTATTTTGATAAATGGCAGAATCAGGTAGTAGATCAAGAGACACAGCAGATTAGATTTGCGAATGAATATAAAAAACCAATAGACATTTATCACTTAAAGAAAGGCCAATCATTTCAGCTTTTTGATAAAAACTTTCGAGTATTTGGTATAAACTTTAATATTGATATCGAGCTAGGTAGATCCGCGCAAGGGATTTACGGAGTTCAGTTACTTGATGCATTTCCAGTAACAGTAAATGGAATTGATCTTGCCGATGGAGCCAATGATGCAACAGTTGAAGTATCAGTAAGTCTATCGTACAGAAATTGGAAACGAATAAAATAACAATGGAGTTATATAATGGCACTGCCTAAAATTAATGAGTCACCAAAGTACAAAGTGACTGTCCCATCAACGGGTAAACAGGTCTTCTACAGACCATTTTACGTGAAGGAACAAAAAGTTCTTTTGATGGCAATGGAAGCGCAAGATCAAGAGCTTGTGCTAAAAGCTATGGTTGATACAATTGGATCTTGTGTAGAAGACGATTTAGATATTAACACTCTTGCTACATTTGATGTTGAATACCTCTTTACAAAAATCAGAGCCAAATCTGCAGGAGAAACATCAGACATTACTGTAAAATGCGCAAAGTGTGAACACACGAATGATTATAAAGTAAATCTTGATAATATTAAAATGGACCCTCCTGGGGACACGCCTGATGTCGTACTAAATGATAAGTTTACTTTAAAAACAAGATATCCAAGGTACAACAGTATGCTAGAATCTTTTAAAGGTAAAGAAAAAGTAACAGTTACTGATCTAATGTTTAGTATGTCAATAGGAAGTTTAGATAAGCTTCTAACAGAAGATGAAGCAATTAACTTTGACGATGAAACTGCAGAAGAAAAGATCGCATTTTTAGATAATTTAAATACAGATCAATTCGGTAAAATTACTGATTTTGTAAAAACATTGCCTTCGTTACAGCATGATATTGAATTTAATTGTACAGAATGTAATCATGAAAACAAACAAACACTGAGTGGTATCCAAGATTTTTTCTCATAAACCTCTCTCATGAATCTTTGGTCAATTATTACCAGACCAATTATCAGTTGATGGAGAATCATAATTATTCGCTTAGCGATTTAGATATGATGATGCCTTGGGAGAGAGAAATATATGTTACTATGTTAGTAGAGGATATGAAACAACGTGAAGCAGAACGAAAAAGTAAAACAGCGTAAATAAGTCAAGGACTAAGATGAATGGCCAATTTAGCAGAAATAAATAAAAACCTTGAATCGTTAGGTTCTAAGCAAGATGAAACAACATCTGCTATTCAACGTCTTATGAGAAAAATGGCCGTGGCAGGTGAAGCCGATGAGATTTCTAATCTTAAAGGTTTAAACGCAAAGAATGCTGCGGTGTCATCTGGTGCTGATACTGCTAATGCTGGCGTTACTGGTTCCGGAGGTAGTGGATCGGGTTCAGGTCTTGGCGGTATGCTCGGTGGTCTAATGAAAGGCTTTGGCGGCGGTGTAGGTCTTGCTGGACTTGGCATTGGTGCTACACTACTTGGTTTGGCTCAAGTTATGGATAAGTTTAGTGCCCAAGGTATAAAGGATGGCGTAAACACTTTGCTTTCCATAGGTGAAGATTATGAATCACGCGGTGAGTTTTTTAAGGAAGGCGGCACACTTGCTATTATGCTCGGGGGCCTTGGTGCTGGACTTATTGCTTTTGGCGCTGGCCAATTAGTTACTGCAGGAGCACAATGGCTATCAGAAGATAACTGGGCTGAGGTCGTAAAAAATAATGTAGGCACGCTATTAGAAATTTCCAGTTTACCTGGAGCAGGTGGTTTAGGCGTAGACATTGCTATTCCTCTTGGAATGATAAGCGCTGGCCTTATCGCATTTGGTATAGGTCAAGGTGTTGTCGGATTGGCGGAATCACTTACTAAATTTACTGGTACTGATAATTGGGCTCAAAACGTAAGAGATAATATTGAAAAATTATTAGAAATACCTGCTTTACCAAATGCTACATTTAAAAATGTTACTGCATTCCCTGGTGTTATGGCAATGATTAGTGCTGGTTTAATTGCATTTACGGTTGGTTCTGTAGCAAAAGATATAGCCGCTGTACCAACAACAGCAGTTTCTGCACTAAAGACATTTACTGGCCAAGATGAGAATTATTCACAAAATTGGGCCAAGGATATCAGAGACAATGTAGAAACCCTACTTGAAATTCCAATGTTACCGGGTGCTACATTAGGGAACACTGGAGAATTTGTCGGTGTTATGACAATGATTGGTGCTGGTCTTATTGCTTTTGCTTTTGGTAAAGGAGCTGAAGGTGCCTCTGAGACTGTACAAAGCGCGGTACAGCTATTTACAAAAGAAGATTATGCTAAACGAATTAAAGGAGAAGTAGAAACTATTCTATCGATACCGCATCTACCCAATGCGGATTTGGAAACAGCGACTGGGTTCATAGGTATTATGGCTGCGATTGGTACTGGACTTGCTGTGTTCTCTCTGGGTAAAGCTTTAGATGGTGCTGCAACTGGTGTTCAAGGGGCTGTTGGTCTGTTTACAGAAGAGGGATTTGCCAATAGAATTAAAACAGAAGTTAGTACACTTTTAAGTATTACTGATTTAGGAGATGATGGAAAAGCAACTTCTTTTATAGACATAATGGCAAAAATATCTAAAGGTCTGATTGCTTTCTCTGCAGGTGGACTTGTCGGCGCTTTAGCAGATGCTGGTGCGGCGATTATTAAATTCTTCACTGGAGAAGAAAGTGCCTTTGAACAAATTAGAATTATAGCTAATCAATCTAATGAGCTAGAACAAGGTGCCACGGCTCTTGAATCAATTCACGATTCATTAAATAAAATAGGCGGTTTAAGATTTGATGGATCTAACTTAGGATTAACAGAATTTGCCAATGACCTTGCAGAATCAGTTCCTATTATTGAAACTGCTATTATGGGATCACAGGGTAAAGATCTAAGTTGGTGGCCGTTCTATAAAGGGGTTCAGCTAAAAGGTCTCGCTAGCCCAGATATTAATTTTGATGAAGCATCATCAAACATTGCCAATTTAAGAGGAGCGATGGGGCTTGAATCTACTATGCCTAATCAAGGTGGCAGTTCAAATAGTACAGTTATTATCGCACAAGAATCTATAAATGCTTTAACTGAAGCAATTATGCAGTTTGATTTCAGAGAACAAGCAGCTGGTAGTGGAACTACAATTATTAATAATAGTAACAATGGCGGCGGTGGCGGCGGTAATAGTACTACCGTTCTTACTAATCCAGCAGCAGTTGGAGATCCTGCTGCTAAGCTCCAAGCTGATCGAGCAGATGCAGCAGCGATGTTGGGATACTAAGCATAAAAATGAGAGGCTAACCATGGCCTCTCGCGGATGTATTACGGCATCACCCGATACTGATAGTATTAACCATTTGCTAGTTTAGCAAAGTAGCTCATAGTATCTTCTTGATCATCGCTTGATGTATCTGTATCTGTAGATACCATTTCATCAATGCTCTGAGGTGGAGTTTCACGCATAACCGGTGCAGGTGATTCCTGTCCTAGTGATACGCTATCTTGAATAGACATAGTAGGTTCTTGTCCAAGAACATCATTAAGCTTTTTCTCAAGATCTGCATAGCTCTTATAAAACTTCTCATCAGTGAACTCACTGATTGGATGCATAGAGTTATACAAACCTTCAAGATGTGTATCATCCGAAGATAGTTCAGTGGGTGAATCAAACTCACTCTTATCGTAGTTAACCCAACCTTCTACCTTACGAATCTTAATCTTAAAGTTTGCACCTTCCCAGAAGTCGAATGGATTCATAGGTGTTTCATCAGCGTATTGTGGCTGCATAGCATCCATGATTTTATCAAAGATCTTTTTACCGAATTGGTACATAAAGACTTTACCCTCATTTTGAGGATTAGCTGGATCTGATACTATAAGTACATTAGCAACGTGATGAAGCCTACGCTTCTGATCTCGTGCTTGCTTACGTGTTGGAGACTTATCATCGTCACTCATATTCCATAGCTTGCTATTAAGCTTACCTACTGGATCTTCCTGACCAACTGATGTTAAAGACTTCTCAATGTACCATTTACCTGTTGGACCTTTAAACCCATGATCCCAGTAGCGTACCCATGGAAGGTCTGTACCTTCTGCTGCTGGGAGGAAACGAATTACTGCATAACCATTACCCATCTTATCGATGGTTGGCTTCCACATGCGTTCGTCTTTGTAGGATTTAGTATCGCCACCGCCTGAAGTAGCTTCTGCTGCTGCTACGAGTTTATCGATGGAGTTACGATTGCGTTTTAGATTTGCAAAAGACATATTTGTATTTCCTTATATTTACATTGTATTGCGTTGTATGAACTGAATTATTATACCACAGATTTAACTGCGTGTACATCTTATATATACATTAATCAAAGAAAAGCTCATTAGTTCTAGGGATTAAATTCATCCGCATAGCTTCACCTTCGATCTTTCCTTGGATTGGAGCAGAGACAAACTTACGTACGTCTTGTGGATCGATGCCATGCTCGTCACACACCATGATCACAGCATCCATATAAGTCATCTTCTTATCTCGTACATTCTTTTCAACGAGCTTAGAGAATTCCGCTTTTGTTAAAAACTTATTGTCATTCATTTATCTAATGCCCTTAGTAAAATGGTATCTTTGTTAATCCGACCTGGGATACCATATGTTGTTTTAGTAGTAAGCTTGGCCCAAAACTTATTGATCTGCATTGGTGTAGCAGTAAGAAACGTATTAAGCTGTTCCGCTGGTTTACGTAAACTCACTCTACGAGATCGTTCGGAATCAATCCCATGTATTGTACTGCCTTTAACTTCAAAGCCTTTAGGCCGATCTGTTACGTATTCAGTAAGTACACGATATCTAACGTTGAAAGTATATACTCTAGTAGCACCAACTAGTACCGTAGGATTAACTGATACCAATTTATGTTCAGATGAGTCTTTAGCATAGTTTAGCTTACTAACTTGCTTATCTGCAGTTTTAGTCTTAGGTTTAGAAGGCTTACGTTTAGCTTTGTGTGCAGCTAAGTAACGTTCTGCATCATCGACAATACTTTGTACTAACTGCAAATATTTCTTTTTACGCTGAGTAGACCAATTAGAATACGCTTCAACCAGATCTTCTGGTTTATCGTTTACTAATTCAGAGATTTCTGCAAGCAGTGGCTTATAATATTTGACAACATGACCAGCAGAGAATGAGTTAAGGTCTGCACGAGTCATTGCATTATATACTGAATATTCCTCTAAGTCTTTCTCTTGACCATTATGAAATAGATCCAATGCTTCTTCGATACCACCAATAAAGTCTGATGTGCGGTCTTTTACGACCTCCATAGGTGATCGTGTAGTACGCTTAACATTTTCTACATTTTTGGCTTCTGCTACTTTACGCAATGCCGCAGTACGAACATTATCAATATATCGTTGAGCACATGCTTCGCCATCCCATTTTACAGGCCAATCATGACCGAGGTTTTTCCATTGAATACTTGCTGCTGGACCATACATAGATGTGTACATATATTCTGGCGCAGAAAGTAGAAGCTTGCGTTCTTCACCTTTGAATTTATCTCTGATGTAACCCTTAAGGACAATAGAGACATCTTTGCGTTCAAGATCTAATCTAAAGTAATCTTGAAATGCATGAAATGATTTAGTTGGTGCTGCATCAATACCAGTACGCGCTCTGCGAGGTGAAGGTGCTGCTTTCTTACGACGGATATTAGTTCTACGTTTAGCTGCTTGTGCCATTCAAAGTCTCCATAATATTTTTATCTTAAGACTATTCTACCACAGTTAAAAGGGAATGTACACGTTTATTTTTCATTTAATTTCATTATTTCGAGCTCACCATCGCTATTGGTTTTATGTCGAATGAAACCATTCTGTGTCAAATATAAAAGAACGTCTTCTATATTATCCTCAGTCTTCTTCTGACCATAAGACCAACCAGCCATGCCAGCACAAAAGCTGCAGCCGATAATAAGAATCCAATTTAAAAGAACCGGATCAATATACATTTATACTTCCTCCTATTATTCTTTACTATTTATCATCAGTATCCTGTTCATAAATGTAGACAGGACCAGGCTTATCCTCATCTTTGCGGAACCAAGAATTCCACTTGAGGATAAGCAGGTACTTCAGATACGTAAACGAATTCACGCGCGAACCATGTCAATTACAGAGTCTACGCGAAATGAACGCCAACCTTCTTTTTTCAAATCCCATACAGGAATAACCTGTTCACTTACAGCACGAACTTTCTTCTGACTCAATGGGTCAGCTTGAGTTGCAGCTGGAAGAAGATCCTTACGAAGGGTGCACGTCATACTACGCTTGTCACCATTCACTTTGGTGAAATTTACCACCCAGCGGTTAGTTTCAAGCTTCTCGAGGATTTCATCACGAGTAAGAGGTTTCATTGCATCAATGTCAACTTGACTAATCATATTAGTTCCAATCATTATCAAAGCGAGTAGTCTCGCGGTAGGTTTCGCCATAGTATTCGTTGGCATATTTAGAAGCATCCGTATAGTAGTTTGGATTCTTCGATGAGTCATCCATTACAGCGGATGTATCCATAAAGGTACGTTTGACCTTTGGCGCTTTGCGCATTGTGGTTTTACCCTTGGCTTTGATTTTAGCCATTTTAGCTTTGCGCTCAGCGACTTCTTTGATGAGTGCCAAACGATCTGCCATTTGAGTTTGTGTAAGTGTCATATAAGTCTCCATAATTAATTATTATTTTTGTATCCTACAGCAAATTTAAGTCCATGTAAATGGGACAAGTTGTCCCACCTTTATGAACCAAGCTGTACAAAGCCAAGGGTAGCAACAACAAATCTATCACCAGCTTTATCTTCGATGATATCACCCACTGATATTGAGTGCATAGGTGATAGACGAACAATGTTTGCTTCAGGGCCAATGTTACCAATTTCAAATACGTGATCAATGTTATTAGCTTCGATGCTAGCTACGTGAGTGTAGAAGCCTTTGCCAAGTGCTTCAGAAGCATATGTTTCCATGTTACCCATTGCGAAAGCCATCTTTTGCTTAAGCTCGTTCTTAGGAACAGCAGTGTGATCGCCAGTTTCATTGATAAGAGCCATATCTTCTCTTGAAAGCTTGATCTGATAAACTTTGTACATTCTGTAGTCTCCGTTTTTATTTTCTATAACCTTTATACAGGATTTAAATAGGAATGTACACGGTTAATTTCATTTTATTCAAAAAAAGAAATCAATGAAATCAATCACTTATAATTTTTTTCTAAAATAACTTCAAAAGCGCCAGACGTGGTTTTCATAGCAATCATCAATTCGTGAAACATACGAGGTGTCATAACTATTAAATCATAGCCATTCTTTTTCTCAGAATACTGACGTATGTAAACACCACAGTCATCTATAATTAATTCAACGTCTGGCCACTTTGCAGTGCTATCTAATATGGTGGTAATAGTAGAATCATACTCAAACTCATTAGTAAACAATAGATTGACCCCAGTTTAATTTTTTAGTGATATATTCTTTGCACCATTCATCTCTTGTGTTGTCATTTTCTCCCCATTCTTCTTGAGCCTCTCCTACGGTAAGATTAAGTCGTTCTTCCATCGGCGGATCTTGATTGTTTGATCCTTTAACAGCTGTATATTTAGGCATAGAAAAGTTCTGTACTTTAAATTCTTTATCTCTAATTTTATTATGAAAATCCATTTCAAGTTTAATTGCTTGAAGCTGATCAAGCTCATCATTTTCCCATAGAATTGCTTCAAATCTGCTTGTCTTCATTCGATTCAGTACGTACTCTTCATCTGGATATTTCTCTTCAAAGTAAGAGAAATCTTTTTTCCTGTATCCATATTTCTCATAATTCTTAGTTAACTCACTGGCTCTTGCCATTTCGCCTTGTGGAATATACATCGGATAAGGCATTACAGAATGCTCTTTCCAGTTTTCTTCAAGCCAATCAAATGTTTTGTACATAGAGTCAATTGGCTCATATGGTCCACCAAGGATAAGCGATACGGTCCCTCGATATTTGCCTGTATGAGCATAGTATTCTTTAATAGAAAGCAGTCCTTCTTTGACTTTATCAGGATGCATTCCTTTCTTAAAAGCCTTGGCAGTTTTATGATTAAAGCTTTCTACACCATAGTAATGGCCGTAGTAATTCATATCATCTAAATGCTTTCTTTCGTCAGGTCTAGAAATTAAAAGATCTGCTCTGATATACCCAGTAAACCATGGCTCGAAGTCAAGATTTTTTACTACTTTTCCTAGACGTTCAATTTTATCTGGACGATCGTTAAAAGTTTCTTCGGTGGTCATATAGTTCTTAATACCCCACCGATAGTAATTTTCTTTTAATTCTTTATCAAAGGCTTCGGACGTGACACTATAATCCTCTTTGACTCCTAGCAACGGATGATTACAGAATGTGCATTGAAATATACACCCTCTAGCAGTTTCAATTGATAAGAACTCCCAAGGCTGTAGAAAATCACGGGCTTCGTATTCTACCGAATAGTCTGTCATAGGATAAGCTGGATACAGATCTGCATCAATAACTTTTATGCCATCGTTACGTTCGATCATTCTAGGCTTAGCGCCATTCGAAAATAAATGTTCAAGTAATTTTACTAAGGCTACTTCACCATAGCCTCTTATATGATAGTCCATTGGGCTATCAGGATCTGGATATAAATTAGAACCAGATATCAAAGTAATATTTGGATAATAATGGTTTAACCATACGACAAATTTCAAAAGATCTTCTGAGTCTCGCCATCTGTCAAAAAGAAAAGAAAAGCCTATAAACTTAGTGTTTTTACTAATCCTAGTTTCAACTAAATTGGTTAGGTCTTCGAAATTCCACGTCAATGCATAATCAATAACCTCAGCATCCCAGTTATGGAGCCTTAACCAATGAGCAATTCGATAGGCACCGTGATTGCGCTGCCAAATCGACGTCTTTCCAGTAACATTAAAAATTAGTGTGTGGTTCATATATCTTCCTCTGTGAAAGTATCTATATCACCAATACTTCCATACCACTTTAATATAATTAGCATCAAGAATATCTCTGTATTCTATAGCGTCAAAGACACAATTAAAGAGTTTTCCGTTAATGCAATAAACCATCACCAATCTTTTCGGGCTTCTTCGGTATCATAACCATGGTCATAAGCAGCGATTTCACCATCAGTCATGTTGCTTTTTTCAACACGCTCTGATTGGTAAGTACTACCAACATAATAATGAGGATTATAATGGCGACCATAATAACGATCTGCAGATCCACGATCCTGAGGTGAACCGTGATCTGGTGAATCTTTAATTACATCAAGATCATACATTATCTAAACGCCTCAACGATAGCAGTTACGGCACAAAGAGCAAAAATGAAAAGGCCAATTTCGATTAAAAGCATGTTGATTCTCCTGCTTCAGTACTCATTTCGAGGTCGATACGATCTACATTTTTTTGTAGATCGGTGACGATCATATCTAGTTCCACTAGCATATGTTCTTTAGAATAGTTAAAAGTATTAGACCGACGAATAAAGCTGTTAAGAGCTTTCTGCATTGTAGATGCGTCTTGGATGTCATTTACGATAATCATAGTATATATCTCCTATTTGATAAGACTATACTACCATAAGTAAAGGGCGATGTACACGCCCTATTTCATTTTATTTAAATTAATTTGTTCTTTCCTCTTTCATTTTACGAAGAACAAATTCATGATATCTTTCTTGCTGTGCAGGAGGTTCATCAAATTTTAATTGTGGTTCACTGGTTTCTCTTGATACCATCTTCAAAGACTTTAGTCGTGATTTTAAGAATTCAAGTTCCATAATTTTCTGATTGATTTCACGTTCAGTGTTTTCAATCTCGCCACAAATGCTCATACAGGTTCTCCTAAGTTACGGTTTACTTCATCCCAATTAAGACAATACCAATCAACCATTGTCCAATTGTTCTGTTGCATAACTATACTACCGATCTGTATTTGCTGTAAACATTGTTGCTCAGAATCAACATTTCTGTCTGCTCCAAACGTGCGACAGTCTTTTGTGATTTCACCATTGAGTGTTCCACACGCTAGTATAATTCCTACCCACATATCTATTCTCCTTTGTATATTTTGAGGAGGTGTGTCTCAAACTCCTCTACTTTATTCAATCTATCAGGCCACAGTATGTATTCTTTTTCTGGGTTCTTCTTTAAGTTATTAAGCAATGGTGTCACAGCATTATATAAACGATCTAATTGTGACTGCGCTGTTTGAGCCGTAGTGGCATTTGCTTCTGCTGCTTTGCTTGCTTCTTTTACTGAGCTGAGTTCATCTTCATCAACTGCCGTAAAACCGAAATCGAAAATATCTTCCATATTTACTCTTTCATTAAGAATTCTATTTTGTTTTCGTGACTCTCAAGCATTGATGATTGGTCATCATGGTTTACTTTTTCACGAGCATATATTGCTGCAATAGCACCTGACATTCTAAGATTCCAAGCTTCTAAGTCTTGGATCTTTTCTTCTTGAGCCTCGTTATGAACACCAAGAGCAGTTATTTCTGCATCTAGCTGATTATTGTGAGATTCAAGTAACTCAATTTGATTTGATTGCATACCAGCAATTGTCAGAAAAGCCAGTGCAAAAATTGATATTGGTTCCATATTGTCCCTCTCTTTTTTTGGTGATCCCTGTAGGATTCGAACCTACGGCCTAGTGCTTAGAAGGCACTTGCTCTATCCAGCTGAGCTAAGGAATCTTATTATAATCCTAAATTCCACATCCAAATTGGAATAACCACAGCGTGTAACAGCACAACGATTGCCCACATTAGGAATACTGTGCGCCACTGCGGATTCATTATTTTACAAACTCTATGCGGTACGTACGACCTTCATATTTAAACTTAATAACAGAATAGGCGTAAACTTCTCTGGGGTCATCTATGTAAGATACCTCGTCAAAGCATTCACGTTCTTTGCGATATCCAGTGATTACAGTTTCTGTTTTAGGCTTAGCGCCTTTATCAGCACCGATTACACCACCAAGAATTGCACCAGCTGCAGCACCTTTATCGTTGCCGCCAATAACTTTACCTGTTACTCCACCAAGGATCATACCAAGAATAGCGCCTTCGGCAGCATTGCCTCGACGTGTAGTTGTACCATACACTGGTACATCGATTGTATGACATTTACGATGTACTACTTCTTCCAGATTCGTAATAATTTCATACTTGTCGCGAACTTTACCACTGACGTTTCCATCTGCGTAAGCTGCAGTTGACGCTAGTCCTGCAACCAAAGTAGTCATAATAATATTTTTCATCGATTTTTTCCTTTTTAATACTGTGCTTATTTATAATTATAACATAAATAAGATCTAAAGTAAACCTTTAATGAGTAACTATTTCAACATTATCTGGTTTAGGAAATTTTAGATTATTATGTTTGTGATGAAGTACCCATTGTGTATCTTTAAACTCATTAAACAGCTGACCCCAGATTGGTCTCCAGTTATTCATTAGTCTATGATTATTAGTATTACCGCGATCCGAGTTTAAATAGAAGTCAGTGCAGCTACGTAGGTTAGGATCAAACATAGAATCAAATCCATACATATGAATCTCTGTACCTTCAATCTTATTTGCAGCATAGTGGGAACACATATGACCACAATTAAAGTCAGTATAATTTGCAACATAGTCAGGTAATTCTGTATAGAATTCTTTTATATGTGCTGCCCAAGTAATTCTATAAGATGGATTTCTTTCAAGCCACACTTTAGGTCTAAATCCTAACACCCAGTTGCCAGTTGGAAATACGCTTCCTTCTGCCATGGCATGCATCATCTTAAAATCTACAAGACACGTAGCATGGCAATTGTCTACAGCAAATGGTGGAAGATTGCAAGTAAGCTTAACACCTTTTTGAGGTTTGTACATTCCAGCATTATCACCGTTACCAATAATATGAACTGTTCTACCCATTAATCAAATCCTTAATATGATGCTTACCTTTGTACCCTGTCCAGTGATATATAAGAGGATCTTTTGGTACTGTCTTATCTATGTGTTGTAAACGAAGCACATTATATTTATTAGGTAACGTTTGAATATGTGCAAGTCGTTTAAGCGGATGGATCAATAAAGCGTGTAATACTTCTTGATCTCCATTATACTTAGTTCGCAAACAAGCGCCACGCCATTCGTTTAAAATACTAGGAGTGCGTAACATTGCTACTACACCAGAATTGTGCCATTGAACACCCTCTCTAGCGGTCCATGGTTTATCTTCTGCCATACACAATTTATTAGGCTGTAAGTGATTCCATATACTTTCGATGTTACCTAATATCTCACAGTCTATATCAAGCCAACAAATTGAATCTGCTTTTCTTAATGCATCTGCCATCGCCTCAGGCTTTTTAAACCATCCATAAGAATTAGTAAAAGATTTATCGAAATCGTACATATAAAGATTGGCTTCTGGGTTATGCTTATAAAAGTTCTCACAGAACCAGTCCTTCATCCAGTCTGTTTTTGAATCACAGGCGCTTATGAATAGTCTAGATAATTTTGTATTGGTCATTGTAATTATGCTTAGCTAAGCACCCTTCAGTTTTCTGAATAGTAGTGAACGTATCACGTGCTTCGATCGGCCACGGGTAAACCTCTTGTAACCATGGGAATACATTTATATGTAGAAAGATATCTGTAGGACCAGCATCTACTGCAGCGCGTTCGACTAAAGCTTTCGCACCACGGGGGTTTACCATATATGCGTGTGCGCCAGGAAAGTAAGGCTTTGATGTAAGAGGACCAAGGCCGATCGCAGGCAAGTTTGCTTTTCCGTAGCTAGGTTTACCTAAATTTGCCACCATTGTATACGGCATATTCTCACGAACCATATCAGTAAAGACTGCATCGTGCTCTAGGATAAGGTACTCTTCATTGCCATTTGCACACATTTCCCACAATGAGTAGTGAGATAAGAACGCAGCTACACAATTCTCAAGCCTAGAATATTTCTCTTTAAAATTTTCTATTGGAAGACGTCTCATTTCGGCGTAGTGCAACGGATCATCCGCCGGGGTTATTGCTCTAAACTTCTCTACAGTAACACCCCATTTTGCCCCAGATTTAATACACCGATCCGCAGATTTAATAGACTGCGGATTATCTAATATAGTAATTACTCGTGCCTTCATGTCGATGTGGTAGAGGGTAAACCCTGTACTCCTGTATAGTAAGTTCGTGTAACTCCAAGTGATCGTATAAGTTGTCTGCACATAATAGCATCGTTAGGCCATAGGCCGTACGACTTAACAAGATTAATCAACTTAGCTGCTCCTGTTGGTTTTATAATATATGCAGAGTTACCTGCAATCCCCTGTGGTACTAATTCATGATCAATAACCGGTGCTCGTTGAATCTCTGCTTCTTTTGACTGTACTGTGTCATGGAACTGTTTAGACTTACGAGTTGCACCACGTGGATCATTAATACCTATTATATCATATTTCTCTGAGGTTGTAAACTCCTTATCTAACTTCTTTTTCCATACAGCGTCATGTTCTAATACAAGAATAGTACGGTCTTCTGTCGCGCTCTTATGCCACAGTTCATAATGGGATACAGCACATGCAATTCTAGCATTAGGATTAGCGGTGTTGTACGGAGATTTAAGAAGACCTGAAGCCATGTCACGCACAGGCTTATGCCAAGGATAGTCCCAACGTATATCAAGCTCGATCATACGGACACCAACATTGTCTGGCGTTACAGCGTCATGACGTTCTATCTTAAATGAATTACGTACCTCGGCTGACGACGCATTAAGAGTCTTGAACCCTGATTCAGATACTTTATTTCCTTTTATTACAATTGAATAAGCTTCCATATCACTTCCGAGCTATTACTGTATAACCTACACTTGCTTCTCCACGATCAACAAGAATGAATCCATTTCGTTTGCCCCATTCAACTAATGTGTGATGGAGTTGTTCATCTACTTGATCAAACAATCTTTTGGTGTCATGAGCAACAATGTATTTACGAACGTTCTTGCCGTGTAGATCCAACTCTTGCTGCATCCACCCAGCTTTATGTACTGAATCTATAACAAGCATATCCGTACCTTCGACGGCGGCAAAGCCTATAGAAGATGTTTCTCTTACATCAAGTTCAATCTTATTAGAGTGACAGTGTTTTTCTGCAATAGGTTTTAGTACGCTATTGTATTTAGACATATCAATATCAATTAGTGTGATTTTCTTAGGAGTAGGATCTAGCATCATAGCATTCGAAGCTGATCCACCTTGGTGTGTACCAAGTTCCATATACTTTTTACAGTCGCCTTCACTCCAAAAACGTTTAATAGCTTGGTGCATTTGGCAATAGTGTTTGCCGTGTGCTTCTTCTTGTTGTTCTACAATTTGCTTGTGAAACTTCAAAACAGTTTTTACGTTATCAAATTTAGCATTGATCATTTTATACTCTATCCATCATTAGGCCAGTTTTTATTCACCGGCAACTTCCATTCATTTACTGGCTTATTCGTGATCTGATACAGTGCAGCAGCAGGCCAATCATCGGCTGTACGAAACATAATATGTACCAGTTTCGCATTGTCTGGTCTGTTGTCACCAATCTTTGCATCTGGGTGAGCACCGACTTTATGCATATAACAGTTCCACTCGTTTGGTAGTCTTTTAAGATTAAACCCAGGCATGTGAATAAAGGCTGAAAAGTAATCTTGAAACAGTTTATAAAACCGAGGAAAGTTATTCATATGATTAACATATTCTTGAAATTTTGGCCACGTGTTTTTCATCTTCTGTAAACCAGCTTTTGAAATAACTACGACACCAGTATTAAACACTTCTGGTCTGCCTAGCTCATCAGTTGGATATTCGATACCCCATACACGTGAACACAGTTCTGCCCACTTCTTATCGATTTGACTGTTGATACCACCAGAGTTATAGATTGTTCTAAAGTATGGTTGCTTTGGTTCTGTACAAATGCCGGCATCTTCACCGTCAAGTAAATCAAACATACTATCAGTCAGGCCATCTACAGGATACACGTCAATGTCTACTAAAGCTACATTATCATATACATCAAATTCATCTGATACTAGCGGGTTAGCTGGCTCATAGTAAATAGGAACATTCACAACTTTACCTGCAATAGTAATGTTATGGTCGAATCGATACTCTGCGCCAATACGATCTGCATATGCTTTCATAAGCTCAGTACTGTACACCACACCTGACTTCATTGGTCCTTGCCAGTATTGATAAATCAAATTTCTCATTTTATACTTTCTCTATATTTTGTTACCACAGCCAATGATGAATTGATAGCCTGATCCATATCGATATAGACGTACATTCCACATCTACCTATAAAGGTTACTTTCGGGTTATTAATATCTTTGTATGTTTTATATATCCTTTGATTTGCGCCGTTAATATCCTTGACCGGATAATACCTTTGATGATCGTTAACTACATAATCACAAGGTTCTTCGTATGTTAGTGTAGTGAATTTATCATTTGACCCATGCTCTGGAAGGTTTTTCCATTCTGTAATACGTGTGTACGGACTATCATTAGTAAAATTAACAACTGAAGTAGGTAAGGCTTTTACCATCGGTAAATTTACATTGTGAAACTTAATAGATCTATACGGCAATTCTCCGTATTGATAATCATAATAAAGATCGATTGGCATTGAGTTAAACACATGATCATGGATTGGCTCTAAATCTTTTGCAAAAGACCAGTTTAATTGTACAGTAATATTTTTATGATCTAGGATCTCCTTAAATAATTCTGTGTACCCATGCTTAGGCAGCACTTGATATTTTGCGTCAGGAAAGTATAACTCATTGTTGTCGTCTCTGATAGGTATTCTTTTAGTAATACTTGGATCTAGTTCTTCTAACTCTTTGCCCCACATCTTTTTAGTGTAAGGTCTATAGAACGTGTTTATAATATTGCTTTCGCCAACGATCTCTTTTGTTTCTCGATTCACTGGTAAAGTCACATACTGCCCATCTGCGAGTTGTGCTTTTACTTTATGTTTGTATTCTACCCATTCGCCGTACTGTGTAATCCAATCGTAAACTTTTTTATTATTTGTATGAAATAGATGAGGGCCATATTTGTGAATACGAATACCATGTTCATTAGTATAGTCATAAGCATTACCACCAATATGATTACGCTCATCCATAATAACAACTCTATGTCCGTCATTTGCTAACTCACGAGCAATAGTGGCTCCTGCAAATCCAGCACCAACAACTAATATTTTCATAGTATTCCCTGCTTTGCAAGATACTGATAGTTCTTTATCTTATTACGTTTAGGACCTTGTGGGGTAATCTTTGTTCTTACATGAATCATATATGCACTTGCTGGATCGCCTAAGTAACTGTCGTAACACCAACGTGGATCCATAATATCTTGTCTGTTCATACTCATACCAGCTTTCGCTGCAAGAAAGTGTATGATGCCTTCATCCTCATAATGGTACGGTTTGTTGAATTGATTCATCCAACTTTCATCACCATTAAGACCTTGTCTTAGATTTTCTCTTCTTTGTTTATTAAACTTATATATTGCTCCGCCCCAGTACGGTGCATCTTGTGATCTAAGATTGCTGCCTGCCAGTCGTCTGTGTAAGTTCTGTTGTATAGGATTATATAGCCCACATCCTACTTGCTCGAATACGTTAAGTTTCATACCCTTTGGTACAAACATATCAATGTCAACCATTAGTACGTCATCATACTTATCGTACGCTTCTGATATCATATGCACTTTTTGGCATGCAGCAGTTAAGTGTTCTCTGAATGGTTTACCTCTGATAAGCTCGTAATCAGCACCAATCTTATCTGCATATTGTTTGATATTATCTATTGATAGCTTATCTAGCTCACGCAATTCACCATCAAAGTGCTGCAGAATAATATTAGACATTGTAATATTCCTTGTACCAGCTCACAAACTTAGCTACGCCTTCTGGTACATCTGTATCTGATCTATAGCCAAGTTTCTCTAACTTATGAGTATCAGCCCATGTTTCTTTTGCATCGGCAGGATGCATTGGTTGGAAATCATACTTACCTTTACCATTGCCAATATTACGTTCAATCTCTGTAACAAAGTCCATAAGCTCTACCTGCTTACCGTTACCAATACAGTAGATATCTCGCTCTGTCATATTGTTTGCTACAATCCATATGCCACGTACAATATCGGCAACATAAGTAAAGTCACGCTTCATATCACCATTGTTGAATATCGTAATTGGTTCACCTTTTACAATCTTATCTGTAAAGTCAAACAGTGCCATATCAGGTCTGCCCCACGGACCGTACACTGTAAAGAATCGAAG